TAACAAATTTATTATTAAAACCTGAAGCACGTGCAGGATACGGGTCAGGAGGTAAACCTTGTGCAACCTGCATTCCAGGGCCTTCTACTCGGCGGATTGGAAATAACTGAGGACCTGCAGAAGGGAGTCTCATTGGCTGAAAATTACGCCTTAACTGCTCATCCATATAAGGAGAATCGAGATTCGGTGCTTTAATGATTGAATTGGCTGGTCGCGGTCCTTTTATAAAAGGGTCAGCAGACAAATCACCATAGTTTCTCCGACCCTGCAAAACATCCTCGATTGATCCAAATTGATCGAAGGCGAGTTGAGGGTTACCACCTATATCCCGACCTCCAGTATTAAAGTTAAGGCCAACCATGTCCGCCCCAAGAGTTGCCCTTTGCATCCCCTCAAAATTACCAGGTGCGCCTGGTCCCATGCTGCTGTAATACATTTAATATCCCTCTAAATTTTTTTAACGAATGAGGGCTATCAAGCCTCCTCTTCGGCTCCCATCGGACCCATCGGACCCATCCGACCCATAGGACCCATAGGACCCATAGGACCCATCATCCCTCCACCCATCATTTGAGCGCCTGCTGCATACATACGCTTGAAATCCATAGGGGTCAGAGGGCCATACATGGCTTGACCGTTCATTGCCATAGGAGGGTTGAGATAACCCATTCCACCACTCGGCCCAGGCATCATCCCCATGTTCATCAGGGCTCCGGTGTTTCCAGGTGCTCCGGGCATGTTGGCATCGCCACCGCTCATCATCATGGTCGTAAAAGCTTTTTAACTATTCTATTGGTATAAACTTTTCAGGCTCATTAACTTTGTTAAAAACAATTCCATTTCCTTTTAGCCTGCAATCCAGAACATCTCCTTCACTCCAGCCTAGAGTCTCAAGAAGGTCTTCTGATAAAACTACATAACGCGTTCCGTCTGGGGCTTCATAGATCTCAGTGACTTCAATCATTTGTTGTCAATACTTCTCTCAACAAGCTTATCAAGCTTAATATTGATTTCCGAAAATGTATCGTTCATTCTTTGCATCTCTCTTACATAATCGGCCTTAAGCACATATTCAATTGGCATTCTATCTACTTTATTTTCTATTTCGCGCATGCGTGTTGAAACCTTAGAGAGTGTCCAACCACCCCCTGTAATTGCTGCTATCGCAATTGCTATTAACTGCTCCATGGGAGGTGTGCTTTACCCCTCTATTATAAGACTGAGAATCAAATTATAATGTTAAAAATCAACTTGTAAATTACCTCTTCTTGATAGTCCATTTAGCAGCCATACCAAAGCATCTACACAATCATCATGGCTAGATACTCCAAAATTAGTAAGCTCTTCAAACATTGCCGTAAAGTTTCGATAGCGATTAAAGATAACTTTCCTTTCTTCGAAAAGACCCATAGTTCCCCTAAATCTAGCCAGCTTGTCAGAACGAAACCCCTTGATTGGATGCCACACTAAGTTCCAAAGACTTTCTTGATTTAGACAAACACGTTTAAAATCTGCTTCAAGACTTGCTTGATATGCGACTGCTTCGCTATAAATATCACATGTGGACATCGTTGGATAATACAATCCATTCTCATCTTGTCCGAGAATATTCCAATCAGCTAGCATCTCTTTAAGCGCATCTAACTTTTCCAAGTTACCCATAACCCTTATCCTCCGGTAATCGATAATATGAATTCGATCTTCGATTCTGCCGCCCAATACCATCACTGTATAATCATTTTTTTCTTTGACCCCCGAAGATAAATCAATACCTACAGCAATGGAATCGAATTCAGTAGCAATCTCAGCTTTCACTACTAACTCAGGGGCAAGTGACAACTCATGCTGCCTTACCACTTGATTCATATACTGAAAACTAAATGCAATAGGTGCTTGTCTTTTCTTTTCTAATAGATAATCGATCGACCAAAACTCAGGCCAATAGCTGACTTGATCCCCCGTCTCTTCGTCAGTGTTAATTGCAGATAAAACAACTTGGTTCCAGTTATTGTTTTCATTAAATGTAGTCGCATGAATATCATCATGCCTGAAGCGTGTCCCAAGGCAGATTGCTCTTCCGCCTTCAAACATCGTAGGTGCGATAACTGCATTCCAGTTATCCTCCATTTGTTTCCTTACGTCTGGATTACCAATATCAGAGGCTGATTTAATTGGGTCATCAATCATGACCAAATGCGATCGTTTTGATGTAACTGAACCTTTAAGACCAGCTGCACATAACGTGAATTGTTCTTCGCCTGTAGTATCAATACCTGCGAACCTATGATCAATTGACCAGTACTCATTAGAAGTTACGTTTTTAAGAAGCTTTACCTTTGGAAAAACTTCTTGGTATTTTTTACTTTCAATGATTCTTTTAATTGTTGCTGATTTAGACCGAGCGATATCTACGGTATAAGACAGATAAAGAATCTGTAAGGGCATACCTGCTGTCGTATGGACGCCAATTGCCCATGCAGTTAATAAACCTAAGACAGTAGATTTAGCGGAACCTCTAGGGGCCAACAGATCAATGTTTGGTCCACCAATTTTTAAAAGGCATTTAGTATCTAAGTCAGTAATGAAATGATTATTCCATATTTTGTGATGTGTCGCCGGAGGTTTATCTGCTACATACTCACAAAAGTAACCAAAATCTTCACGTGCTTTTTCAATTTGCTCTTGATTCTTATGAGGTTTAATTTGTTGCCTTGCTGCAGCTGCACGTGCATTTCTACGATAAGCTTGATAACTGTAAGAAGGCATAAAAATTTCCCTATTCTTCTACAGTAACAAAGAATAGGGAAATTTTAACGATTTTGCATACGCTGAAAGCGCCTAGCCATAAGCACGATCAGAAGTTGGCAAACATGCTGGACAGGCCCCGGGTGTAGATGTTCTGACGTTCTTGAGACTGAGCGTCACGGTTCTGACGGATCTTGGAACCGGTAAGGCGATCTAACAGGAAGTTAAACTGACCACGGTCGAAGCCAGGGCCAAACTCGTCTGAAGCAAGATTAAAAATAAGATCCCTTTTTTGCTGCTTATTAAGGCGTGGATCAGCATTAATCTCTGCACTCTTTTTTTCGTATTGGGTTGCGTTAGAGCCCTGGGGGCGAGCAGCACCTCCCCGGTTGGGCTTGGTGACATTATCTGTGAAAGTATTATCTGCGAAAGGGTCCGGCTTTGTTTCTGGTCTGTTTACTACTTTGGGCGAAGGGCGAACACTTTTAAAAGCTTTAGATTTGTTAAGCGCAGCAATAATCTTTTTATTACTTTCAATACCTGTATTCGGTTTACCTTTAGTTACTTGTCTAGGTGCAGCTTGTTTTTCTTTTACTTTTCCAGTGGAAAAAATAGAACTTGGGTCGTCACGTAATAGTGAACCGTCAACATTCTCAAAAGCAGGCCCTGAATATTCTTCACCAGGCTGAATAAACTCAGCGGGTGAATCTCTCAAGGAATTAAGAACATTCTCAAAGTCTTGTCGTTTAACAGAAGATTGATCGCCAGTATCTCTTAGATTTCTAAATTTACCAATTAACGAATTGTAACTATCAACAACGGCCTGAGGAACTTTTTGATTTGGACGATCAAAAAGAGGACCTCCATCAGCTGCTCTTCCCTGCCCCAGTTCTCCACGATTAAATTTACTTTTAGGATTAGCTTTTAATCTCTCTATATTCAATTGCCGGAGTTCTTCTTCCGTATAACGCGGAATATCTTCAACCCTGGTAAACGTATTTATAGGCTGAAGAGCATCTTTACCAAATTGAAGCGCAAAAGTGCCACGTGCCTCAGCCTGCCTCCTATTAAAGCGATCAAGATCTGCCTGTGAAAAGCTTGAATCAGGCCTTAGCTTACCTCCTTCAGCGTCTATTGATTTATTAGCAAGATCAGCAAATGTTTTAGCGGCCTGGGATGTAGGAGTAGAATCTCTAGAAGGGCCAGGTGGTTTGCGGTTCGCCTGGGCAGACCTAACAAATTCATTTGCTTCTTCCTTGCTTACTTGACCATTTCGAATAGCTCGAGATAGTAATTCTGCACTTACACCATCTTGATTTGAAATTTTGGACCTAAGGTTAGATAACGCTGAAGGGCTTAAAGCTTCAGGTGGCTTTTGGTTTTTGCTTGCACGTGGTACAAGATCCGCAAAAAGCTCATTTGCCTGTTGTTTGTTTATCTGACCACTTCGAACCGCATCTCTAAGTTGGATCTGTAGCTGAGTATTTTGTCCCGAATCAGCTAGACCCCTAAGTTTTTGAATAACACTTGAAGCCATAGTAAATCTCCTTGTGAGTTATAAAAATTTTTAAACTTTTCTTTTCTAATTATAAAATAAGAATTTAACTGTTAGCGCATCCTGCGGCGTCCTTCACGATTTGCTCGGCCTGGACCCATATCAAGACCTTCTGCTTCGTCTTCCATGCCCATGCCCATGTCCATGCCTTGTACCATTCCGTCAGTGTTCTCTCCTTGATCTCCCAACATGGCGTTCATGCTATTACCAATGTCGGTTTCATTCATTACAGTTCCGGCCATGCCTCCTTTATTTTCGCCTTCAGCTCCCAACATGGAATTCATGGGATTTTCACCGCTCATGCCGGGAGTGTTGCTCATCCCAAAATTACTAGCAGACTCAGCGTCTTGACGCTCTAGCATCATGTTTTGTAAGTTCTCGTAGGTATTCCCACGCAGACGCTCGTTTGACTGGCCCATGTTTAAATCCTATTTATATACTTATACTATATCAACTATTCCTCAAGTTGCATCCTTGCCCATACTGCCATTGATGCTTCTTCTAATGGTATAGATATAGGATCATCTTTAAAGATTGCAAGTAATTCACGGATAGCCCTATCTGCACCAGCTAGCAATAAACCCTTCCTATCTTTCATCGTTGTAAATTCTTCAACCTGGGCGATGTTGCCACGAATCTCACGCTGCATTTGAGCATTCCTGGCAACACCTACATCCCTTTTAATCAATCCGTTTTCTACATCTTCGCGCAATTTACGCACATCCTCTGTCATTTCATTGATTTGAAATAACAATGTATGGATGTGATCAGGTTTTTCGAAAAGTGAAGTTACCCAAACATCACAATCCGCAACGGTCCCTTTATAGCCAAGGAACCGTGCGTAGATGTAAATTTCAACAACAGAATATTTGTCGCAAGCAAAAGACATGAAAGTCTCTCTTGTAGAAGAATCCAAGTTCTCTACAAAGTGAGAAAAGACCTCAGAACTTATAAGCTCGTCGTGCTTGAGCGTTGTCTCGAGCTTCTTGTGTTCGCTCGGTTTTACGCTGCTCTGAGGCACCTTTTTCGATCGTTTGTCTTTCTTGAGAACCTTGTTCTCTAAGTTTGCGTTCTCCGAATTCATACGCTAAATCGTAAGCTTTTCTGTACCGCTCAATGTCGTCGTCTGATAAATCTAACCCAGACCTTGGCGGGCCAGCGGACGAATCGCTAACGTTTCTCTCTTCATCGGAAAACATATCAACAACTTTATTAGATGAAGATGACATGATATATTCTCCTTAAAAGATCAGAAGTTAGAGAACATGCTGGAAAGACCTCGGCTGTAGATATTCTGACGTTCTTGAGCCTGAGCGTCACGGTTCTGACGGATCTTGGAACCGGTAAGGCGATCTAACAGGAAGTTAAACTGACCACGGTCGAAGCCAGGGCCAAACTCGTCTGAAGCAAGATTAAAAATAAGATCCCTTTTTTGCTGCTTATTAAGGCGTGGATCAGCATTAATCTCTGCAGCCTTTTGTTCGTAAGTAAGGCGGGAATTGGACATGATAGTGTTTCTAGAAACTACAAACTAATTATACAAGAAGTTTATTCTCTAACTAAACAAACCTGCAGCTAATCCTTGGACCATTCCGTACTGTCCCTGGATAACAGCAAGCCGTTCTCTTCCTCCATCCTTAATCCTTTGGAGACTCTTATCAATATCACCTTGAAGTGAGGTCAAGCCAGAATTGTAAAGGTATTTACGCTCGTCACGTCGCTGCTGTTGAAAATCCTCGATTTCAGCAATTGTACCTGTGAACGTGTAATCATCAATAGGTTTTAA